GTGGAATCCCTATCTAAAAAAAGACCCGCCTTCTTAATTCGTATTAAATCCATCTCTTCTGGGAGTCTATCTTGGCGTGAGAAGTTACATCGCTTACACGCAGCTACTAGGTTATCTGGCTCGTCTGTACCGCCCCTAGCTACTGGAATCACGTGGTCGCAAGTAGTGGCCTCTGCCGCGCACCAGAAACATTCGTAACCGTCTCTCTGAAGTATCCGTAGCCTTAGCTTCTTCCACTGTGTCGAGTTAGACTTACGCTGACTATGTAGCGTCATTAGTAGAAGCCCTTCTTCTCATGGAATGCCCACGCCTTGCATGGAGTTTGGTAACGTATTGTGACATAGCGAAGCGTTGCGTCTATCTGGCGATAAGGGTCTAAGTCTCTGTAATGCTTAGATCTCATCTGGCCTAGTCCGTAATGACTGCCATTCTTAGCTAAGTAATTCCATCTGGATTCTTTAGTTATTATCTTGTTGAAACACTGGAACTCTTTATAGTCCAAGATTCGACTATGAGAATAGAGCTTTAGATGATCTATAGAATAACTCTTAGCTGTTGCTGTTGAAATGCTTGTTATTGAAGTGATGGCCGTTAGGACATAAAGCGCACCCATTAGCTGTATTCGCCTTAGCGAGCTAACCGCGATAGCGGCTCGCTTCAAGCGATAACAGCGTATCGATGAAGTCAAATACCCGTCAAGTTTGAGCGTACTGTTGGGCGTGTTCAACAGGGTGTGGATAACTTCTGTGGATAACTTATTGAATAGCATTAAGTAACTCTTTTCCTAATTCGTAAGGAATCATCGACCTGTCTCGCGCTCCTTTAATGCCTTGCGTTCCTGTTCGAGATCCCCTTGGAGCTGATTCGTGACAGCTGTCGCCGTTCTTGCAAGGTGTACGAGCTTCCCAGTTCTTAACCGTTCCCCATAAGTCGGTCGGCTTCATTCTTGAATCTCCATAAGAACAATAAGTAATCTGCCTATGCTCCAGAGATTGGACGATAAATTGCTTCCGAAGCATTCCCCGAGGATTCTCCATAATCCAACCGTGAGTCGGATTAAGTTCGTTAATTAGATTTAAGGTGTAACCGACTAACTCCAGACTATCTAAAGCTGCTTGAGTTTTAGGAGTTTTATCCTTATTCCAGTGATGGCCAATAGAAGCCACGCTAAAGCTCGTACATGGTGGAGAAGCCCAGATAAAGTTAGGCTGGCCGTACTTCGCTACTAACTCGGCCGCATTTAACTTTAGTAAGTCTCTTTCGTGAGCTTGAAAGTTTTCGTCTATCTCTATCTGAATAACGGTGTGTCCCGCGTCTCTGAATGCCTGAGTAGCTGAACCAGTTCCAGAGAAGAAGTCGTAAATTATCATGGCTTACCGCCCCACCCATTACCCTTAAACACTATGCCACCAAGCGAGTAAATCCGCTTCATCGGGATAGTGCAGTTCGGACAGTAAGGGTCTCTAGCTAGTACGTCCTCGATAGGTCGCTGGACTTCTAGCTCTTTACTACAGACTTCACACCTGTATTCATAGACTGCCATCACTTACTCCGATCATCGCTACCGTCATAGTAGAGCAGACGCAACACTGAATCGTCTTTACATTCTCTGGAAGATTATCCGTAATAACACGAATAAGCTGCTCCGTCTCCTTCTTGCACACTCGGCACTTAAAGCGCAGCTTGTCCATAGTTAGATCCCTTCAAGTTTTCGATAGGCTGTAAGTTCTTCTGATCCACCCACCAAGTAGGCTGCTTAGAGTTCTTATACTTAGGCCGCTTGGCCATCGCTACTGGAATCCAGCCCGCTAGTCTATAACTGGGCGATGTGCCAGTGACCAAGATGGCGACGTCTGTGGATCTATCGCTTTCGTTAATAATGAGCTGACCATTCTCGTAACGTGTCCACTTCACTTCGATAAAGCTTCCCACGTCTGCCGTCTTCTTAAATTGAGAAGCTCTAGGATCGAAGTTCATGTAACCAAGATAGCGAGCGACCATAATCTCGGCGACGATAGATTCTGCTACTTGCGCAACGTAATCGTGGAATCCTAATCGTCGGTCGTAGCGGCTACTATGATCTGGCTGTCCGTCTATCTGGGCGATACGTTCCAGAGCTACAGTGTGAGCTAGGACTTTATCTTCTATCGAAGCTTTAAGCTTCATCTACACCCACCGCAGAACCAGAGAATCTTCTCGTTACCGAAGCCCTTCTGATAACCGAACTCGTCGAACTTGGCAATAGAGGCGCACTTATCGCACTGCTCGACTTTATACTCGGCTATTAGTTCGCCATTCTTCATAAGTTTACAGGTCATAAGACGCGGGTTAATTATCTCGATGTAGTCGCTCATACTTGCGGAGACCACTTTCCGCTAGACGTTAGGACGTACCAGAGCGGAGAACACTGTGTCGCCTTGGTCTTCTCGACGCAGAACCAGCCGCCCCATGCCTTACCCGTCTTAGCTTCTCCAGTCTTAAAGATTCGATGGCCGTGGCTGCACTGTGGAGCTTCTGGAATTAACTCTCCGCCAAGTTGTTCTTTAATCTGATCTAGAGAAGTTCCAAGCGTTGGAATGCCAGCTTCTTCGGCTTCTTCGCGTGTCTTAAAGCTTGGCACGTCTCCGAACTTGGTCGTCCATGGATCGTAATCGTCGGCCGTTGAGTTAGCTACTTTCGCGCTAATCGTCTCGACCTTCTCCATGTCCTGACGAGTCGGACGCTTGTCTGCTCCTAGAAGTAATCCGATAGCTCTACCGATGGCGGACGTAACAGTGTCCTCGACGAAGAACTTCTTCATGTTGACGTTATAAGTAGCCACGTTACCGAATGCGTAGTCTGTAGCCGAAGGATTAACGTCTTCGTATTCGCGGTAGATCTGGGCTTGAATTAAGACGAAGCCCTTCTCTGCGTTGAAGTCGACGATGTTAGTCTGGACTCTAGCTGTAGGGTGTGTAAGCCATAGGCGCGCGATTCGAGCTGCGACGTCCTCGTAATTATCTAGGAAGCTCACTAGCGCACTTCCTTAACTGCGTGACGGGCAATAGCGCGACCGCGCTTAAAGCCTTCTCGCTGGCCTTCTTTATAACCGACTGAATAGCTCATAAGCGCCCATAGAATGGCTGCTATAGCCATAATAAAGAACAGTCCGATCTCACTTGTTGTCATTACTTGCTCCCGATACTGGGAGCGACGTTCGCGCTCCCTATGTAAAGAGTGAAGCAAGAACGCGCATAGGTCAAGATTCCCGCGTAGTTGTCGGCGTGTCGACTGGCGTTCTAGGCTTGGACTTTAATCCATTACCCGCAAGAACTCCGCCCAGTGATCCAGTTAAGAAGATTGAAAGAGTCTTTAATAAGTCGATGAATGCTGCGTCGTTAGGAGCTTGTCCGCCGATAGGCTGAGTAACGAAGATAAGCGCGTAAGTAATTCCCAGAGTAACGATTAAAAAGACAGCGGCTAAGGTAGATCCGATTATGAGAATTAAAGTCGCGTGGACTTCTTCTGGGCTTCGCCGTCTGGCTGGCCTATGGAGCTTCTTCTCCAATGACGTCTCTAGTGCACGTTCCAGTAGGGACGCACTGCGGCGGCTGGCATTCTGGCTTCGACCAGTTCTCGTATTCTTGGCATTCATAGCGAACCCAGCCCTGATAACCGCACGCGGTAAGGCTGACCGAAAGGACTAAGGCCAGACCTACCGCGATAGGTTTCCGAGTCACTTCCCCTGTAACCCGAATGCTGAATCTTTAGGGTTAAGCCAGCGTAGAACGACAGGTAGAACAGCGGCTGCGCCAGCTGTAAGAATCGCTTTAGGATCTGTCACTCCCGCCATGTAAACAGCTATCGACGCAGCTAAGAAGCTACGCGCCCAGCTTGCCGCTAATGCTTTTAAGTTTTCCATTCTTCTTCTCCTTGATCTTCGGCTTCGCTGCCGATTGAGTCGGTACTTCGACGACTGGATAGTCGCCAGCGTAAGCCACGAACTTAGGACGTCCGAACCCTACGACTTCTTTACCGCTCCCGAATGCCCGCTCTTTAATCATGACCATTCCGCCGTTACGTTGATCGCCGCTTCCGCTCGTGTTGCCTTCGATAGTAATAACAGTCTTCGACTTAACTCCGACGACTATTCCGATGTGGCTAATACGATCGACGCCATCGTGTGGGAAGTCCATAAACGCGAGATCGCCTATCTTCGGCTCTGTCTCTACCCATCGGCTTACTTCTTTAAGCTTATGCGCTCCCGCGGCTGTTCCGACCATAGATGGAAGCTTTACGCCCGCTTCATTAAAGCACCAATTAACGAAAGATCCACACCATGGCAGACCGTCGGCCTTAGTAAACTTTCCGTACTTCGTTAAGTTATCGCCTTCTTCGACTGTACCGACTTCGGCTAGTGCGACTTCTACGACTGCCGCAGCTGTTCCGATTGGATAAGTCATGGAGCTATTGGGAAGATAGCCGCTTCCGCTTGTCCGCCCTGCGCTGGAAGATCTCTTAAAGCTTGGCGATAAGTTGCCCACGCTTCTTTATCCAGTGGACTATCTGCTAATTGTGTCCAGTCTGTGCTATTGAGTTGAGCATTACGCCAAGCGCGAATCTGCGCCCATTTTTGCTCTTCTGTTGCGTTTTCTATCATTGGATTAAATGTAAATGCCATTTTAGACTCCTTCGTAAGTTCCAGTAATTGTCCAAATGTCGTTCGTTGTCCAAGTTGCGGGTGTTCCGCTATCAAGTACCGTGTAATACGCAGAAGTTCCAGCACTGTTTATGCTACTAATTAACAAGCCATTTCCACCGGTCATATTAACCGAACCAGCGTATTCAACTACGCTTACATCGTTTAATGAAGCTAATCCGATTGGGTATTGGTTGGCTGTTATGTTTCCATTAACTGGCGGCGAGATTACTGGATAATTAACGACGCTCGTCGTACTTCCCCAAGTAAGTTTCCAGAAAAAATTAACCGTTTTCCCTATCTGCTGATAACGCGCTACGACTGTTCCGTTACCGATTGTTAAACGTGTGTAAGACGGTGTCCATGTCTGCCACGGGTAAAGTGTTGCCGCTGATTTATAGGATAATCCAGTAGCAGCCGTTGAATCCCCTACGAGCATAGTGTCGTTCGCGCCTACTGCAAGACGCGCTGGAGTGTCGGCCGCTGTTGCAGCGATGAGATCACCCTTAGCGTCGACTATTGCGTTCTGAATCGCGTTAGCGTCGTCGGAAGTTACCCACGTGAAATCCATGTTCGTGTTCGAGTTCTTAGATAAGACTTGGCCAGAAGTGCCGCCAAGAAGATCGCCCATCGACGTGTCGATAGCATTACCCAGCGTACGAATCGCAGCCGCGCCGTCTTTTACGAGATCGGTGTCGTCTGGCTCTTCCCAGCCGAAGAGAGGACTTGTTGCCATTGATTGCTCCTTTAAGCGACTACCGTCGCACTATTCCAGTCAAGTGTAAGGGATAAAGTATTCCAAGTTTCGGCGACACTTACATTCTCCCACTTCATCGACTGCAAGCTAAAAGCCGTCGGACTAAGTGTGAGAGTAAGGTCGAGTCTGTTATACCCAGCCGAGAACGTCCAGCCTTCGACGAATCCTTGAAAGCGTCCTAGAAGAATGTTCGGTGGGAGATCGGTAATGTCCAGCGGAAGTCCCATAGCCACGTTAAGAAGAGCGTCGCGGTCTGTGTCGTCTATGTTGTTATTACCCAGAGTAAAAGTTATAGCTTGGAACTGGGCTTGCGGATAAGCTCGAAGACCTAGGTAAAAGTCCGCTTGGAACTCTGCGTCTACTGTCTTCTCGATAGTCGTCGCGATTAGTTGGGCTTGTTGCCCGTAAGTGCCGATGGAAGCTGTATCTAACGCGGACGCTTCTTGTCCGTTCTTATACTGAATCGTTACCTTATTACGGACGTCTGCGATTCTCTTAATTGTGGAGATTCCCGCAGCGAAAGCCGTCGAAGCCGAGATCTCTGTGTAACCGTTAGCGGCTAAATACTGCGAGCGATGAGTCGCGTCGGCGTAGCTGATTCGACCACTGGAGTCTTCGTAGATGTAGCCAAGTCCAGAAGTAGCTAAAGCACTAACTAAAGAATAGACGTCCGTGGTCGAAGCTGTACGAGCTGTTAGCTCATAGTCACCCGGACGGTCTATCTCTCCCAGTCCTACGTTCTCGGCTGTGGCCCATGTCTGCGTTGCGTCATAAGCAGCCCATGTTACAGCGGGAGCGACTTCGTTCCAGTTATTAAGTAAGAGATCTTCTAAGACTGTGTAAATCTGATCGCCGTCGTGGTCTTTCGCTAAGACGCCTTCTGTAATGCTTACTGGAAGCTTAGATAAAGCTCCCAGAGCTGTAACTCGGATAACTTGATTCGATTCCGTTCCGCTACTGTTAAGTAGTTGAACTTGAATGTCTGTAACGTCTCCGCCGAATAGATTAACGAATGTCCCTGTCGAATCTTTAATCTTTATTAAGACGTTATCGTTAACGTCTATTACTATCGGCGATTCGTCTAGGTTAAGGATTTCGATAAAGCAATAGCCAGCGCGTGGCTGAGAATAGATGTCTGTTCGGCCAGAAGTAATCGAGACAGTAGCTAGGGTTAGATTCGTGTAATTAGTGCCACCGTTAACCGTTACCTGCCATTCGGGAATCCAGACAGTCACTAGACGCTCACTAACGCGTTATAGCCACCACCGCCGCGAGCGGACGAGCGATTGAGTACGTCGACGACTGCTCTGGCTGCGCCTTCTGGATCTCCGACTATGCCCATGTTAATAGTAATTCTTTCGGCTGTTGATAGTCCGCCCGTAGTTTGTAGACGCGCAGCTACCGCAGCTTCTCGCTCATTACGTAGTCTTTCGGTATCTGCTTTTAATTGTTCTCGACGTAAGATTGCCGCTTGCATAGCTGGAGAATAAGCTCCTAGTGGCGCGCCCGTAAAAGTAGGCGACGAAGAACTAGGGTTAAATCCACCGCCGCCAGTGTCGAATCCACCGCCGCCGCTACTAGGCTCGATTTCGACGCTTGCTCTTAATCCCTTACTATTATCATCGAATAGGTTAGTAATAGGGTTATTCTTAATTAAATCTACGACTCTTTTCGCCCCATTGTAAATCGACGTCAATAGAGACACGAACTTAGAGAATGCTGTAACGAGTCCAGCTACGATTAAACCGATTCCTTGAAGTGCGAGCTTAAACGCTCCACCAAGAAGCGGAGCTAGATTATCTTTAGTGAAAGTCCAGATAGCCTTAAAGAGTGCAAGAAGCGGAGCGAGTTCGTCTGAGTTAGCAGAGACAGCGTTCTTAATTGTAGTAAACGCAGCTCCTAGACCTTTAAGAGCTGGGCCGAAGATTGCGCCTAGGGCTGGGATTAACTCGTTCGCGAAGAAGTTAAAGAATGATTTAACGATAGGAAGAAGATCATCTCGGACGACCTTAAAGATAGCCGTAAACGCTGGCCCTAGCGTTACGGATAATCCAGAAGCTAAGTTCTGAATAGCTGGGATTCCCTTATCGACGAAGCTAGAGATTAAGGGAGTAATCGCGTCAAGAACGTAAGAACCTACAGTCTCTTTCGCTTCATCGAATGCGACCGTAAGACGGGCCATCTTGCCTTGGAACGTGTCGGCTTGCTTAGAAGCTTGTCCCTCGAAAGTCTTAGCCAGCGAAGCCGTAATCTGCTCCATCGACATAGTCTTTAATTGAGCAGAAGATAGTCCTACGCCTAACTTGCCGAGAGCTGCCGTATTACCTTCGGCGGCCTTGGCCATCGCGTTCGTGACTGCTTCGAGCGACTTGCCACTTCCAGCGGCGACATCTATCGCAACAGCTTGCAGCTTCTGGGCCGCACTTACATCTTTAGTAGCTCGAAGTAAACGATCTAGCGATGGACGTAGCTCGTCGTCTGTTAGTCCTGTAAGTAAGGACGTCTGGGTTATCTGTTCTTCGACAGCTTTTATCTGTTTATCTGTTGCGCCTGTTACGTTCTGTAATGTCGTCGCGAGTTTAGCCTGAGCTGCTTCGTCTGCGATGGCTGACTTAACGCCATCGATGAGGAGCTTTCCAGCATAGGCCGCGGCTGCCACTGTTGCAGCTGCGAAAGCTGCGGCGGCTACCTTTCCGAACTTGCCTATCTTGCTAGAGAAGCCTTCGACTTCATTCTGCGCGCCTTTAACGCCCTTCTTTAATTCGTCGAAGTCCGCGTCGAAAGTTATCTTTACTTTAGGAATGCCAGCCATTAGTCCAGACCCACTTTCTTAATTACGCCCTGAATAAGATCTATGTATTCTTTCGCGACTATAGGCGTGTAATAGTCAACAGCTGGAGCGATCCAGTAGCCGCGCTTATTGCGCGGGGCCTTGAATCTGTCTGTGTAGGCACGTCCTAGCGAGTCCGTACCGCGTCCGCCGCCGTATTCCGTTCCCCATAGAAGCGCACCCGCTGGAGCTGCATTCTGGCGAACCTTAGAGCCTTTACCGCTCTTAGAAGCTTCTCCGCCGTACTTGCGACCGACCTTCTTAGGGCCGCCGATGTCTACGCGGATAAGACGATCGCGCTTAGCTGTAATCGTTGAAGCTACTAGCTTCGTCTGCGGAGCTGGCGCACCATGCGCAGACATCATGAGCTGTCCAGCTAGTCGCTTAGACAGTGGCAGAGCTGCGTCTCGGATCTCGTTCTGTGTCTCTTTATCTAGAAGGTTAAGAGTCTGTAGCAAGTTTTTAAGCGCGGCTGGCTCGACTTCTATCGAGTAGACGCCCTTCTTACTTGCCATTCTGTCTCTCCAAGATCTCTATAGCTGTGAGTAAGTCTTCCGTCGTCTGCCATTCGCTCATCGGGATTCGAGTCGCTATTGCGACTTCTATCAAGATCCGATTTAAGCTTCCGACGGGCCAGCTTTTGGGTCTGACTTCTTACTCGTAATCTCTTCGACTGTCTCGATCCAGATCTCGTAAGGCTTTACAGGACTTCCCGCAGCTTCGCGCTTCATAGCGTGATAAGCCAAGAAGTTAAGTCCTTCTAGTCCTAACTTGGATTCTGCTTCGTTAACTGTCGTCTCGAACTTGCGTTCCCACTTAACCCACTCGGGATTAGCCGCTACATACGTAGCGACTTCTCCCGAGCTGTAAGTTACTTCTAGTTCTATCTTCATCTTTAGCTCCCGATTCTATTTATTAGCTGAATGTCTCTGTAGGTGTTCCGATGACTGTAAAGCTCATGCTAACAGTCTGGGCGTCTGGCGATGATCCGCCCACGCTTGGGAATAGTGGTAGTACGTTGAACGCGAAGACTGCGCCTGTTACAGCTGTAAGCGATACCGCTAAAGCTGTGTTAGGAGCTGATTCCGCAGCTGACCAGAGAGCTTCGCAGAGTGAATCTGTTGCGCCCCAGTCTGCAAGCATTTCGACGTCGAACGTCCACTGTGAATCGATGGACTTATAAGCCTTCGAGTAAAGTGTGTCGTAAGTTTCGATAGTAACGTCGCATGAAAGCGTCGCGGCTGTCGCTTGTTCGTCGTAGTTCTTAGTCGCGATCGTCATAGCGAGATCGCGTCCAGTAATGACGGTCGTGGCCATTTTTTCTCCTTAGTTGGTTTGGGTGTAATAGGTGGAGAGCTGAATCTCGCAAGCGAGAATCTCCGACGCTCCGATGTTTAATGGAATCGGATTCGATACGTCTCCGACTTCATACCCTGACGGAATAGCCGCCAGAATGCTAATTACGAGCTTCTCGATGTTATCGAGCGCGCTCTGATTATCGTAAATCGCTACGCCTACGGTCATTACTAAATTAACCTTTAGCTTTACGTTCGCCTTACCTAAGAACGTCGGCTGAAGATACGGTACGTTCGGGACGATTGCAGCGAACGGAACGATGGGAGCTTCGGGAACTGAGTCGTAAGTATTAGCCGCGACTCCCGCTATAGCTGTCTTTAGTGGAGTTCGGACGCTCGTAAGAATAGAACTGGCTGGCATTAGCCGACCATCACTTCGACATCGATGTAATTACCTAGTAATCCGATGACGCGATTCTGGAGTGATCTTCCCATGCGATAGGGCGAACTAGCAAAGTCCAGCCCTTCTATCTGACCGCCAGCGGCCGTTCTAGATTGAAAGACTTCGATAGATACTGCATAGATAGCGGACTCGATCGACGCGTTACCCACGTAGAGAGTCGCAGCTGAATAACCGCTAAGAGTTGCCATGCCGTTCGGAATAATCTGGCGACGTGTTACGTCTGCCGATGTTAAAGCTGCGGAGAATGAAGAATCGGTAATAACTGTAAGAGTGTGAGTAGCTGTAAATGGAGCTGGAAGACCAGTTACGACGATGGACTGCCCTACGACGAAAGGGTGTGTCCGACGAGTAAAGAACGTCGCTACGTTAGAAGTTAATTCGTACTCGATTACAGCTGTGGAGTTCTGAATAAGAAGTGGGAGAATCACTTGTTCCGCTGTGTCGATGATGTCGTTTAGATAATTATCGTCGTAGAGAGAAGAGCTAACGCCTAAGACGGATCTTAGCTGCGAAGCTGTAATGATGTTAGGCATTAGCCCTTCCCTTCTACTGCTCGCCTAGCTCGGGAGCGAACTAGGCGATGATTGAGTTATTCGGATTACGCCTTGTTATTGTGGAATGCGCCAGCTGCGATCTTGGTAGCTAGTGCGCCATAACCGTAGTAACCGACTGTAATCTGGCCAGAAGCGATTACGTCTGCGCGTAGGCGGAACGTAGGTCCTTCGTACCATGTAAAAGCGTCTGGGTTAACGATGAGCATAGAACCGTCGACGTCTGTCGCTGCTAGTGATGGATCTACGAATAAATCCAAGCCCGCGACAGTTCCACGAAGTGAAGTAGGTGTAGCTGATCCTGCTTGATTCATTGGATTAGTTACTGTCGAGTAGATTGGACGTCCAGCGTCGTTTAGTGTCATAGCGTTAGACCATTGGCCCGTTCCCATGATGATGTTACGAGCGAAGCCATTAGGAAGTCCAGCTGTAGCTCCGTAAACAGAAGCAGCACCACGAGCGACGAAGCCGAGAAGCTCCGCAGCTGTTGGATAAGTTGCTGTAGTAGTTGCGTCGCCTGTAGCCGTTGAGTAGATAAGTGCAGAGACATAAGCGTTCTCTGCTTTAGCCTTGGCAGCTGCCATGTTACGGATTAGTTCCTCGAAGAATGCTGGAGAAGTACGATCTAGCAATTCGACAGAGAATGTCTGTTGCCCAGCGAACTTCTTTACTGGAACAGTAATGAAAGCTGAGTTCTGATCGGTCTCTGAGAATGCTGCGTCTTCGTTAGCTACTGCAACAGTAGGCGCAACAGTAATCTTAGGGATCTCGAAAGACATTCCAGCGTCTGGAAGTGTTCCGCGACTGACTGCGTCGATAGATGGACGGATAAGTGTAGATAGTCCGTTAACTACTTCTGCCATCTGGCGAGTAGGAACTAGACCTGCGTTATCTGTCGTGTTATCGGCTGCGAGAACGTACTGGCGAGCTGAATCGTCGCCCATCGCTGCGCGAATTGTGTTCTCGACGTACTTGGCAGCTGTGAACTCCAAGCGTGGCTTAGTAAATGATCCGCCTACGATTGGCTTCGCTGCGGCTGTGATGGATTGAGCAGCTTCGACCGTCTCGACGGTGTCCGCGTTTGTGACGGTGTTGTCCACTTCGTCTCCTTCTGTTGTTGGTGTTACTTCCTCTTCCACTGTGGAATCGGACATCTCTTCGGCGACTTCTTCGCCTTCTGTTGCAGCTACTTCGTTAACGCGAGCGGATCTAACCGCTGGCTCTGTTACGAGTGCGACGCCAGTTAATTCTCCAGCAAGAACGCGCATAGTGCCGTCCTTCTGCATGATGTAATCGTCTACAGCCAGTTCGATAGAGAAGCCGTCGCGAAGTCCGTCCATGGCCTCGGCGATACTGTCTGAACCCGCTGTCGTGTTGGAAATCTTAAAGACTGCGTCGATAGAATCTTCGTTTAATGTCATGTCTAAAGTCTTACCGATTGGACGAGTGCGATCATGTTCCAAGTTAAGCTTTACTGGAGCTGGCTTAATTGAACCTTTCGCGAATACGACTTTCCCAGTCGACGCGTTAGCTTCTTCCTCGAATGCGACGATACGCCCGCTAATTGTGCGAGATGTAGAATCTGCCGCTGTGATGTGCATAGGTGTCGTTATTTTCATAGAAG